AGATCTAAACAAGCAAGAGCAGAAATAGATAAATTCCAAAAAGAAAAGGAAGTAACAGTAGATAACACAGGTAGGGTTATAAGAGTATCTGACGGTAAAACAGTTGGTATACAAAAAATAAAAGATACCAGAGGTTTTTGGGATAAAGCGTTAGACCCTAACGGTGTTGTATCAGGTTTTAAAATTTTGCAAGACGCTGCAGACAAAGTTAATAAAGATATAACTGCAGATAAAAATTATTTAAAAGAACCAGCTAAAGCGGGTAAAGATATTAAAGAGGCACTTGATACAAGAAAAGACTTAGCTTTTTCTGCAAGAGAATATTATGGGCTTGCACAAATAGCAGCTCAAAACGGTAATATGAAAGATTACCAATCTTATATGAAAATAGCCGATGCATACAAAACTAATATAAACCAACAAGATGACCAAATAGTTTATCTAGAAGGCATGCAATCATTAAACGAATTAACACAAGGCAGCACAGGTCGTGCATCTAAAGTATGGTCTTTATTTTCAGGTAGAGATGTACAAATTATAAAAAGAGATGACGGTAACTTTGACGTTACTATTGATGGTCAACAACAAAGAACAGGTGTAAGTCTTAAAAGGTTATCAGATGAATTAAGATTACAGTTTGATACTGGTCACAGAACAAGACTCGCACAAGCTGCAGTAGGCAGAGCTGAATTAGCTTTTGCGAATAATTTAGAAATTAAAAAAGAATATGTAAAACTTCTAGCTCAAGCTAAAACAGAAAAAATGAAACTTGTAATACAAGGTCTTATTGACGAAGCAAAAGATGGGAAAGCTAAACTATTTCAAGATAGTTATGGTTTCTATAAGGGTACAATTTTTGTAAATAGAAATGGTGTTATAACAGCTTTACAGCAATCAGAAACAGAGATAGACGGTAAAACACAAACTAGCTTACAGGAAGTTCCTGTAAGTCAGTTAGCAGGTGGTAATCAATTTTTATCTGCGTACGATTAAATAAATAAGGAGTTACTATGGTAGAAAAAGTAGGCTTAACAACTCCTCAAACAACTTCAGACATAACTACATCTGAAGGTTTAGGTGTAGGAAGTTTTGGTAATCCTTATTTGCCGCAAGATTCTTCTGGTGCTCTCGAAAAAGATATTGCAAAAACTTCAGCTTTACTTGACATTGTTACAGATACATCACAACTAGAAGAACCTGAGCAAGTAGACTTAGGCCCACAAGTTTTATTTAGCCCATCAACTAAAAAGATGTTTGTTAATGGTGCTACTTTTGATGTTGACGATTACCAATCAGCGTTAGACGCAAAACAATTTTTAACACAACCAACGGCTCCAGCCCCTGTAGATGTAGCAGAGGATTGGGTTAGAGTAAGTCCAGATACTTTCACTAAGTATATACAAGATATAAAAAATCCTAGCTTAGGCAGACTAGCTTCTAAAAACTTTGATATTGGTGTAGATAATTTAAAATTATTAGCTGGTAGAGGCTTACAATTTTATGGCAAAGAAGAAACAGGTAAAGAGTGGGTTGACGAAGCACTAGCAGATTTATACAAAAACCAACCATTCCAAAGAGAATTCCAAAACGAATCAGGTGAGTTTGTATCTAATGGTTTAGTCGACTGGTTTGTAGCAAACTTAGCACAGCAAGGTCCTATGATATTAGAATCTATTGCTGTAGCTTTAGTCGGTGGTGTTGCAGGTGGATTAGCTGGTGGAGGTGCAAACCCATTTACAGCCCTCGGTGGTAGTTTATCCGCTTTAATGGGTAAAGAATCATTTAAACAAGGTGTATTGGCTGCTGCTAAAAAATACAGTAAAGGACAACCAATGACTGTTGGCGAGAAAAAACTTCTTCGTGAAGTATCAGGCATGGCTGGTGCAACAAAAGTTAAGAACGATGTTTTTTATAATAACCCGTTTACAGGTGCGAAAAACAGAGCTATTAGAGATGATGCTTTAGAATATACTGGGGCTAAAATAGCAGGAAAAGGTGGTGCAACTCAAGCTCGTATAGGTGGTGCAGCAGGATTTTCTATACTAGGAGCTCAACAATTAGGTCAAGCTGACATCTATGGAGAAGTTAGAGAGACTGGTGTTGGTGATAGAGGCACAGCTTTTCTAGGTTCGTTCCCTTATGCTGCGGCTGAAGTTATACCTGAGTTTTTTCTAGCGGGTAAAATACTAGGTTTAAATCCAGCTAAAATGAGAACAGGTGCTGACGTATTAAAACGTGGGCCTAAAAATATTTTTAGAAGAGCTGCTGAAGGTATTGCAGTTGGTGGTGCATTAGAAGGTGCTACTGAATTAGCACAAGAAAGTATACTACTAGGTGGTACAGACCAGCTAGGAGATGCTGGTACATATAGAAGATTACTCAATGCGTTTGCAGCAGGTTTTGCAATCGGTGGTCCTATCGGTGGTATTGCAAATCTTAAAACGGACAAGGTTGCTGATGTATTAAATCCAGAAAGTAACAAAGACCCAGAGCCAGAAACTACTTCACAGAAACCACCAGAGCCAGATGAGACTGGGCAACTTCCACTATTTGGGCCTGAAGTAACATCAAGAACTAGAGATACTAGAAGGAATCCAACAGGTGTTCCACAACCTCAACCTGTAGAAACACCACAACCCACACAATTAGATATTTTTGGTGGTGAAGATGTTATACCTACACAACCAGAAACAGACCCAAATCAACTAGAATTAGATTTAACTGGACAACAACCTGCTGCAACAGGGCAACAAAGTTTACTTACACCAACAGGTCGTGCTAGAAACAGAAGAAGGCAACAAGCTGCAACAGCTGGAGCAACTGGAGCGGCTGCAACAGCTGGGCCATCTGCATCTAACCTTCAAGTTTCTGACCCTATAGGTTCACCTATACCTGCACCTAATCCAGTTATACAACAAGTTCAACAAAATAGACAACCTCCTGTTCAAACTACTGGTCAAGTTTCTGACCCTATAAGTTCACCTGCATTTGTACCTAATCCAATTTTGCAAACAGTTCAGCAAACTGACCAGACTAAGCCAGAGGCAGACATAAATAATGAATTATATAAATTAAAAACAGGTAGAACTATAAGTACTTTTGGCCAACAAGATTTATTAGACCAAAGAGACAGATTAGTACGTAAGAAAAAATTAACCAAAAGAGAAGACAGAGACCTTCAAGCTATTCAAGCTGCTATTCTTAGACGTGAAGCTGCTATGGCAACAGGTGCTGCAGTAGGTGTTGGGACTGAAAATAGATTACAACAAGTTGTTAATGAACGAAAACAAATAGCTGAAGATAATAAGCGAAACGCAGAAATTTTAAAACAGGCTCAAAGAGACGAGGCTAAACGTAGAAAAGCAGAAGAAAAACTAGAAGCTGAAAGAATAAAACAAGCTGAAGCACAAACTAAAATATTAGAAAATCAAGCTGCTGCAACTGCAGCTGCAACAACAGAAGGAGGTACACAAGATGCCATTCAAGAGCAAGAAACAAATGAAGTGGTTGTTCAAGAACAAGCCCGAGATAGCGAAGCAGTTCCAGAAGGAGACCAGCAAACAACAACTGTTGAAGTTACCGAACAAGGTCAAGAAAACCAAGGACAAGCTCAAACTGGAAGCCCGATTACGGGACAAGAAACGAAAGCTGATAGCCTTAAAAGGGGCAGGGAAAATATCAGCGAACAAGTTCAAGAATCAACCAATAGGGCGAGGGAAAATCGTGTAGTAACACCTGTTAGACCTAAAGCTACTAGAGACCCAGCTACTATATGGGCGTCTTTAGGTACAGCTTTAACTTACGATAACTTGTCACCAGAACTTCAAGAACAGTTTCAAAATGACCCATCATTTACAAGAGCTGATGAGCCTAACATAGGTAAATTAAGAAACAAATATATGTCGCTTGCACAAGCAGAAGTAGAAGCAAATAGAAATATTGGGTCTAATTCTGAAATACTATTAGATGCACAAGCACAAATAGAAGGGTTACAGGGAGAAACTACAGCAGATGTAGATGCACTTACTGATGCTATAGCAGATATGATGGAGATTGCATTTGGAGGTGAAAATCCTAACGCTAATAAATCTCAAGATTTATTAAAAGGTAAATCAGAACGTAAATTTGTTAAAGATTTTTTACTTAACACTCAGTTTACTGACCAACAAATAGATATTATAAGGCAGGAATTTATTAGTTCGATTATTGCACAAGAAAGAAGAAGTATGCAAACAGGCGGTGTTGAATCTGACTGGGTAGTTGTAGCAGAAAAATTAGGAGCAATGGATACAATACTTAACACAGATACTTTAAGTGTAAGAAATAAAGTTGCAAGATATCAAGCAGCACAAGAACCAGTTACAGATACTATTGGTGATACTGAGCAGGCAGGTACAGATTTAAATGAAGAGAAAGCCACTCAAAAACTAACCGATATGATAGTTGGGTATTTAACAAATAAAAAATATATAACTAACGCTGTACCTGAAGAAATAAAAACTCTTTATGCTAGTGCAAACAAAGAAGCGATTGTGCAAGGAGTACCACTAAAAGATTACTTTGATAAAGATGGTAATATAAATCTTGTGCAATCAACAACTGAAAGTGGTATGAAAGTTCGTAAACCTGCACCCATAAACAATAAGCAAACAGCTCCTACTGTCAATGACATAGTTAATGAAGCTGATGGCAAAGATGGTAAGTATTATAGGTACACAGATGGGCAAGAAATAAAAGACCCTGTGCCTAAAGGTAAAGCAGAACTAATAGTTAAACAAGTATTAAGAAAACTTAAAACTAAACCTACAGTTACTGTAGTTAAAAACAGAGAAGAATTACAAGAAACAAACCCTGCGTTGTATAAAAGAGCAACAGAAGCTAGAGATGATTTTGATACAGTTAATGCATCAGGTTATTCTTTTGGTGACCAGATAATAATATTTACAGACTTTGTTAAAGATGAACAAATGTTACGAAGTATTATTGGGCACGAAGCACTAGGACACTTTGGCTTTAGAGCTTTCTTACCAATGAATAGACTCAAGTTAGTATTTGATGACATCTACAATAGTGACCCAGCTATAAGATTAATAGCTGATATGAATATAAACAATGGGCAAGAAAAGTATGAGGCTATAGAAGAAGCATTAGCTGACCATGCTGCCTATGTTGATTCACATATACTAGCAAGATTTTGGAATGCAATTAAAAACTTTATGCGAGATGCATTTGGCATAGAGTTCCAAGATGATATGACAAGATACTTAATATTCCAAGCTCGCAGGAACTTGCGTACAGGTGGTAGTGGTGTTGTAACAGTAGGGCAAATGATGGAGAACATGAACAGACTAAGAAACGAAAGTAAGTATGGTCGTTACTTTGTCGAAACACACTCAACTGTAGCAGCTAAAGGTTTAACAAGTATGGCACAAAGACTTACTAACCAGCCAGGTGAGTTATTTAATTATAAATCATATTATGAGGGAGCTAAAAAAATTGGTAGGCGTATATACGAGGGTGATGCATCAGGATGGTTTGGTAGAGTACTTGAAGAGTTTCAAACATTAGATAACGTAGCTTTGCGTAGTGAAGGCTTATCAAAAATCTTTGCGTTGTTTCAAGGACAAACAGCAAGGACAAGAAAGTATCAACAGATATATGGTGATATGACTAAGTTTACTCATAGTGCAAATTACTCTGGTTTGTTTGGGCAAAACGGACCTACAGCACAAGAGTTAGAAACAGCAGGTAAACTACTAGCATTTGGTGCACTGTTTAAAAGCGGTCAAATTAATAGTGACGCTAATATAAGAAACGCTCCATCATTAATAACAAAAGACGGAGAAGGCAATCCAATTATTGACATGGCAGTTTTTGAAAAAATGAAAGCTGATAACATTATAAGTAAAGAAACTTTTGAACAAGGTCTTGATGTTCAACTAGATTTTCTAGAAGACGGTACACCTAATCCAGATGGTAGACCTTTTAGATTTGAACCTGGTGCTATTAGCGATAGAGTTTATAGAATTTACCAAGAAAATAGAAACGCTGTAGATGAAGCTGCTAAAGATTTATTAGAGTCTAACCTAGAAGCTACCTTATCAGAAACTACAGATATACTACAAATGGTTAAAGAGTACTCAGAAGACAGTCGTGGCGTAGGAGCTAGTGCTCAAGATGTAGCTGCAGCAAGAATTATTTTAAATAAATATAAAGAGATTTATTCTGAAGGAGCTACGCTAGAAGGTGTAGGTATTCAGTATAACCCTGAATCTGAAGCCAAAGCAGAAAGATTTTTAAGGGACGCTAATCGTGCTTTATGGGAACAAAAAAAACTTAACGATTGGGTTAGTGGTAATACCACTGAAGTTCCTATATTAAAAGACGGTAGTGAACAATTTACTGATGTAGTAAATAGTCTGCAACAACTACATGAAATCTATAATAATAAAAAAGCTGACGCAAAAACAGTAACAGATACAATACAAAACTTATTAATACTAGATTTAAAAAATAACAATAATGAATTTAATGCAAAGAGAACTATACTAGGTGGGTATGTACCATTTACTAGGCGTGGTAAATTTCAAGTAACACTTAGAGCTTTTGATAATGATGGTAATGAAGTAGAACTAGCTGACCATACTAAAAATGTTTTACCATACTATCAAGTCGCTACTCAAGAAGATGCAAGAGCTTTAGAAAAAGAGTTAACAGAAGACTTTGGCGGTACTAATTATAAATTTATAGATAATAACTTACAAGAAGTAGAAGTTACTTTAGAAGCTAGAACAGCTGCTGTGTCAAAAAGTGCACCCGTATCTAGTGAGATGAATCTAAATGAATTTACTAGCATCATGGCTAGAATAGGAGTTAATCTAAAACCAGAGCAACAAAAGAAAATAATTACTGCTTTGACAAAACAAAGCGACAGGGCAAGAAGAAGTCTGCAACGTTCAGGTACAGCTGGTTGGGACGCAGATGTTGTAAGAAGTGTGTCAGAACATTTAGAAACTATGTCTCATGCAGCAGGTAAAACTTTCTACTCTCATAAACTAAATAAATATACTACTGATGTAAAACTATGGAGTAAAGGCAACAAGAAAAAATTAAATAGACTTAGAGAAAGAATGGAGCAAGTAGAACGAACAGGTAATGATGAGCAGATAAAAATTGCACAACAACAATATGATGCCTATGCAAACCAGTATAGATATAGTGCAGAAAAAGGTGAGACCATCACGGTATTTAAAGGCAGTGGTAGAGGTAGAGAATCAATGCAGGTTGCCACTGAAGGTGAAGGTAATAGATATAAAGACATAGCTAGTGGGCTACTAGATTTCTATGGTAAAGCAGGAAACATAGACGTATCTACAGAAGATATGCTTTCAGGTGAAGCAGGTTCTGCTATAAAATTATTAACAGTAACTACACAACTTGGTGGTTCTCTTGCAACAGGTATTATAAATACCATGTCTATGGTTACTCATAGTATCCCTTATTTATCTACGTATAACGCTAAGACGGGTTATGGTGGTGGCTTTGGTATGGGTAGGTCGGCTAGTGCTATGACTATGGCATTAAGAAATATGAAGAACTTTAATCTAGAGAACTTATCTCATGTGCAAAAAGTAATTGATGATAAAGCATTACAGAATAAATACGGTATAACTCAAGATGAAGCTCAGGTATTACTTGAAGCTACTGAACAAGGTGTACTTCAAGCGGCACAGTTTAATGCTCTTGTTGGTACAGCTAGAGGTGGATTGATGGCTAAGAAACAATTAGCTGCTGGTGTCAGAGCATGGATGAAAATATTCTCATACACAGAGCAGTTAAATAGAAGAACAACTTTCTTAGCAGCGTACAGATTACAAAGAGATAAGCTACAAGCTGCTGGTCAGAGTTTAAAAGAAGCTTCTAAAAGTGCAGAAGAGTTTGCCATAAGAGCTGTTAACACATCTCAAGGTGAATATGGAATGTTTAACAGACCACAAATGGCTCGTGGTAATGTACTTCAATACATCTTTATGTATAAACAATTTGTAATTATTACTGTAGAACTTATAAAAAACTTAGCTCCAAAAGAAAGATTAATATTACTTGGTATGCTTGTATTACTTTCAGGATTAAAAGGCTTACCGTTTGCTGATGATATAACAGATTTAATAGATACATTAGTGCAAAAACTGGGTATTAAAATGGGAACTGTAGAAAAAGAATTAACAGAACTTATAGAAGAACTTGCACCTGGAGCATCACCAATAGCTATGAGAGGTATAATGGATTACTATCTTGGAGCTACCATATCTACAAGATTAGGCTTCGGTGATTTGGTACCACTAACAGGGCTCGGTAAGGCAGGCTCAGACAACTGGCAAGAAGTTAAAAACTTTTTTGGGCCTGTGTATTCTGCAGCAGAACAAACAGTAGTTACAGCAAATTTAGTAGCACGACAAGGTGCGGAAGCTATAGGACTTAAAGATGATACAACAACTTGGTCTGATATATTTAAGAACCAACCATTCGGTGCATTAAGAGGTGTAACAGATGGTATATCTTATATGGCAAACGGACATATAACAAACAAACAAGGTAAGATATTACAAGAAGATGTAAGCGGTTTACAGACTTTCTTTAGATTCTTAAACTTCTACCCAGCAGGAGCTACTTACCAAAATGATATTATAAGAATGAGTAAACAAACTGATGGTTATGTTAAAGCAATTAAAAAAGGTTATACCGATGCTTGGGTTAAAGCAAAACTAATAGGAGATAGAGATAGAATGAGACAGGTAGAACGAGATGTTAGAGAACATAACCAAGACCATAGAGGTACTGAGTTTGAATTAAAACGTTGGTTGCCTTCAGCACAAAGAGCATATAAAGCTTGGTCACTACCAGCAGCTCAACGATACAAAAAGTTCGCTCCTAAAAATATCAGACCTGATACACAATTTTTATTAGACGCATACGAAGACGCAATAGATAATCACTAGATAATATGTAAAGTTTTAGGGGGTACCTAGGGTACAGCCCCCCTCTAGAAACAGCCTTCTCGAGCCTCTCAGACCCCTTCTTTTTTGTCGAGAACCTGTAATTGTCCATATGACAAGTCATCTGCTTCAATATCAGCGTTATCTAATAGACTCTGAAATCTAGGGTGAGTAAGATTAAATCCAATAACATAAGTCTGTGCTAACTTCACAGGAGTATCTTTACCAAGTGATGCTTTCTCTGACTTAGGAGTAGCGACCACATTCTCAGCAACAAGTTCCTGTTTGAATGTCTTATAGTCTGCACCACGCATAGATAACCACTTTCTAAAATGAGTTCTATCAATCATCATAGTGCCTTTATCAAACGCATCAGCAGCTGACTTTCTAAATACATCTAGTCTTATTCTTATATCCCCTCTTGGTATTCTAGCAAAGTCTGGTTGTGCTTTTTGTCCTGTTGTATGCATAATAGTTACTGATGTATCAGCTGAGTCAGCCATATATTCTGCAATTAAATCAAACGCATCTACTTGGTTTTCTTGTACAGTTCTACGGATAGCTCCTATCTGTGCAAGTACCCATTCAGTAGACTTCTCATAGTCATAGTCTATTAACCCCCATTCTTTAGCTAGGCTCATAGATAAGTCAGCAAGGATAATAGCTTGTTCCCAATATCTCTCTTGTCCGCTAAAACTACATCTATATTTTTTACTAAAATTATCAGAAGCTTCCGCAATAATAGATTGAATACCTTCTTCGCCCATCTCTACTAGCTTTTTAATAAACTCTCTACCAGCATGACCATAATTTTGATGGATAGCTTGGTATATTTTTTTGCCTACCTCACTGTTTCTTGTAAAGACATCAGTCTGTGGGACAGTTAGTTCTAGAAGTCTAGCCATCTGTGCGTCTGTGTCTAGGCCAGAGGCAATCAGCTTACTTTGTAGAGACTTGTTGGTGGATACTAGTACAGGTGTAGCCCATGTTTTAGCATCCCGTTCTTCTGCATTTCTATTAAGTCTTGCTTTATCACGCCCTTGTGACACCCAATAACAAAAGTCTCCTACTTCTTTATCGTTCATCATGGTTACTTCATCTATAGTAAGTGGTAAGTTAGCGTATGTACCAAGTCGAGAGAACAAAGCCATCTGTGTATACTTAGCCGTAAAGTGTAGCTTCTCAGGGCTTCCATATATAGACTGAGCCCAATACTGTGCTAGTGTTTTACCACCGCCTGTTGGCCCATATAGTGATACTGTTAATCCTTTGAGCCCTGTAAAATTATAAAGTGGTGCAGAGAATGCCACACCTAAACAGAACATATGCGATTTAAGGTTAGCCTTGTCCATAACAGAAGTAAGATTAGTCCATTGTTCTAATGAACCTTTAGCACCATATAAATCTGAGCCTTGCTTTTGTATAATAGAAGCTAAGTTTATCTTCTCTTCTATTACAGACCCGTCAGGTTTTCTTTTTATTAATAAATTACCTAGTAAAAAAGATGAGTTCTTTTCTTTCCAACCCATAGTAGAATACAAATTTGTCATGGTACGAATCTGTCTTAATTCTTCCATGTAAGTTCTTAACATAAGCTGAAAATACTCCGTTTGTTTCTTATTGTACAGCACAATACCTTGGTCTGCTATAGCACTAGGGAATTCCCTACTACCATCAGTAAGATATGCTTGCCTTAATGATAGTTCTTGCCACCCCATATGTGGTCTATCCCAATGAAATCTTACAGTTTCGTATCCTAATGACTCATCAAATCCGTAGCCTACTGGATATATATCAAACTTACATATGTCTACATCTGTATCATCTATAGTAATTTTAATACCATCTTTAGTTCTTTTAAATGGTTTAGGCATAGGCACAGCGTTAGCTACTTTATCAGGAGCTTGTTTTATTATAGGAGTTTCTTGATACTGAACACCTAGTCTAGCTGGTGAACCTATCTTACCTTTGTACTTACAACCTCTACAACCTGTAGGTCTATTAGATTCAAACTTTGCACAGGTAGTTGGGCCTGAAGCAGACTCTTTCCACTGAAGAAGTTTATGTTTAGTTGATTTCTCACTATACCCTGAATGCCCCTTAGACCACTCTATAGCCGTTGTTTCGGGGTTTTGGCAGAAAGCTGCTACTCCTATAAGAGAATACCATAAAGGCTCATCTACTTTGTCTTGATGCGATATAGCCCACTCTATTTGTTTACACTTACTAGCTACTACTGACCCAACAGCAGACTGGTGTTCACTCTTAGTAGATAAATTATCTAACAACGAGTTGTCACGAGTTTGACCTTCGGATGGATGCGAATCCATAACGTAATAGTAAGATAAACTTGTTTTTAGATGTGCAACACTAGTTGGTTTAGATTCTACTAATACTTTAACTTTATTACCATTCTTAGGATTATGAGTCCCTACAGGTCTTAGCACCAATGCACTGTTGGCTGTAAGACCAGCGTCTATTTTAAATTCTTTTTGAATTGCAGCTTGCTTCATAGCTTCTGCTAATGGTTTCCACTGCTCAGGCGGTAGCTCTTCATCAAGTACCCAGTATACATGTAAGCCATTACCTGAATGCACTATCATAGGTTTAGGTAACTTCAGGTCAGACACAAACTTCCCTAATGCTTTTAAACCTTCCTTCCAAGATTCATATGGTTTATTACCACCACAATCTATATCTATAGCTACTACTTTAGTAGCTCTTACATTATCTTGTTTCCTGTTTCCTTTCTGCTTGAATGCAGATATTGCAAAATAAGTATTGTTATTAGTTTTATCTAATCGTTCACATACTTGTGCAAGTTCCTCCCTAGACCTAAAAAACCCCTGTCGTCTACCGTCTTTGTTAATTACAGTAGTAACATAAAATCCCTCGTCTGGTAAAACTTGCTGAAAAAATTCCAACATATTCATATTTGATTTACCTTTATCATGGGGGTAGCTGGAAAAACTCAAAACTACAAAATGAAAAACCAACTACCCCGTTCTGTTATATTATTCTTTTTCTTTTAAAACCTCAAGAAGCCTTCTGAATCTAAGTTTCTGTTCCATAGCTATAATCTCAGGCATAGGCCACCCGCTTTCCATAGCAGATAGTAATTTCCTTAAAGTATCTCGTACTCTCTCATCATTTTTTCTACGGACAGGTTTTCCTTTTACCCATCCGTAATAAGTCATACGGGATACCTCTAGAATCTCAGCCATATTACCTGTAGTAAGTAACATGTGTTTCCTTAAAGCTTCTACTCTTTTAAAATCTAGAGGTAACTTTGCCATTAGTTTACTCCCCAACAAGCTTAGCTATTTCAGCAGCTAACTCATCATTAGTTGTTGTCGAAGGTACATCTTCAGGCTCTTCAACAGGTACAGGTTTAATTTTAGGTTTAGCTTTAGGTTTTTCCTTTGCTGCAGGTGCTGCATCTATGTTTACGCTTACATCAACTTGTTCCTGTGTGTTTGGAGATTCTGTTGATTCCGCCTGGTCAGCACCAGACACAAACCCATCTTCTTCCTCAAAGTCAAAACTGTCAGCTCCGCTACCTGTTCCTTCAACATATTGAATAACTTGCACAGCTTGAAGTCTTAGAGTTACACCACATCCAATAGCTGGCGAGCTATAAAATGCAAGTAATCCTCCAACTTTAAGTTCTGAGCCACCAAATATATTGTGGTCTATCATAGGTTGTTTCTTAGAATCAAATACAGCAGGCTTAAACTTAGATTTAAATTTAAATATAATGTTTCCTGTTTCCTCCCCATCTTCATCTACTTCACTACTAAATGGTAATGGTGCTTGCTTTAAATTTGCTTTAGGTTTTTTATCTTTTTCAGATTTCATACCAGCAACAAGCAACTCTTTAATTAATTTAACTAAAGGTTGAGCCTCTTCTTGTGGTATAGAAAGGTTTACTTTGTACATAGGCACACTTGCGTAACCTTTCTCAACTGCTTGTGTATCAGGTTTACTGATATACGGATAGTGAGCAATACCCACTGGTGTTGTAATTTTCATAAGTCCTCCGACTTGTTATTGATTGAATACCCTACCTCAACAGAAAAATCAAAATCATCTGCGGTAGTTTTTGGTGTAGATATCTCGCCCGTAACTAACTTCACTTCTTCAGAATCTAATATTGTGTCAACATATTTCTGGATGTTGTCATTATTAAACCCACTAAATTTAAATTTTAGTCTTGGGTAACTAACTTCCTCATCAAAACATAATGTTGTCTTACATATCTCAGGGACAATACCTCTCATAGATAATGTTTTATGATATGTATTTAGATTTTTTAAAGATGAAGGTGTTATATGTAAAAGATGTACACCCTCTTTTGGTTTGTCAGCAAGGATAACTGCTACTCTTTTTATATCAGAGCAATCTTTAACCTTGTACCCTTGAGGTGTTATTTTAGAACCCCATGCGTTGCGTGGACATAATGCACACACATCATTCTGAGGTGACACACTGGCTTTGCTAGGTGCCTTACCATCAAGAGAAAAACAATCTGGAGTTGTAGACTCCCTATCGTCTGACCATTCACTTTCGTACCACATCTTAGACACATTCGGATTAGCTCCTACGAATACAACATCTAAACTTGTTTCAGATAGTTTGTCGTATGTGCCGTCTTGGATGGTAGCAAAAGTAGAATTCTTTATTGAAAGTTTTTTTCTCATTAATCTTCCACTTTGTTTACTGGTTTTCTTACATTGACATCAATACGAGTACCATAGTTAATACCTGATGGTACCGATTTATCAGCCTCTATATAACCACGAACTGCTGTCTTACTAACTCTCTTTTCTAGTAAGTCAAAAGCGTCATTATCTTTTATAAACTCAAGCACTGCGTCCCAATCTGCAACTTGTGCAAAATCAGTAGTAGTTAAAAACGCTGTACCATTGCCTGTCTTAAAAGAATCTACGCCTTGTTCATCTGCTTGTTCTTTGATATATGCCTCTAATTTAGCCATTTGCTCTTTAATACTTTTAACTTTCTCTTTAGTTTTAGATTCAAGAGTTTCTTTTTCGCCTCTCAATTTAAGGTATGTATCTATAACTTTGTTTATAGGTATGTTCATTCTTTCCTCTCTTTTTTAATAAGGTCTAGTAATAGACCCTGTAGTTTCTGTTTACTCCTTAACCGTTCATACATTTTATACTCAAGCTCTGTTGCCTCAATATGTATAATGTTTGATACATGTTTCTTACCAATCCTTTCTATTCTTCCATTCGCTTGAATGTATTGCTCATTGCTTGTCACAGGACCATACCATATGATAGTACTAGCTCTTGTAAGAGTAAGTCCATGTGCCATGGTAGCTGGGTGGGCAATAAGAACATGAGGATTGTCTGCGTTTTGGAAGTCATGAAATATCTTGTTTCTTTTTGTAGCTGATACTTCTCCATTAACTACCGCAACACTCCATTGTTTAGAGAGAGCTCTCTCTAACATTCTTAATGTACCTGTTAAAGGTACAAATACTATAACTTTACCATCAACTTGTTCTATTGTTTCTTGAACAACGTTAACTCTTGGAGAACAATCAACTTCTATGTGGTCTCCTTCATCTCCGTACACCACACCACAACTTATTTGTACAAGTTTTTGTAGTTTAACTGCTTCGTTAACAGCAGTAATTGTTCCTTCTTCTTCTAATTCTGTAGCAAAATGTTTAAGCATTTTGTTATAATGTTTAGTTTGGTCTGATGTAAGAGCAACCTTTCGAGTTTGAAACACAGTCTCTGGTAGGTCAAAGCACTCATCTCTTGTATATCTAACTGATGGATATAAAACTTGTTTAACTGTATCAATAGATTGAACTCTTGGTACCCATTTCCACTGACTAATTTTAAGCATTACCGATTCTCTAAAAGCTGTATATGTTTTAGTATTAAATGGGCTCTCAACAAGTTTAGCTAAAGCCCATGCGTCTGTAGGGTCATTGGGTGTAGGTGTACCTGTCATAAGCCAAAGTCTTGTATTGGTTTCTCTCTCCATAAACTTACGAATAATTTTAAATCTATTAGTGGACGGGTTTCGCAACACGGCTGCCTCATCTATAATGATAAGGTCAAACATGTTTCTACATTCTTGTTCAATTATTTGGAAACCATCGTGGTTAATAATAAAAAAGTCTGCTTGTGTTTTTAATAATTGTTTTCTTCTAGCACTAGTACCATGTAAAGTTACTGCTTGTCTATGTGGAAAACTTTTAAATATACTATCACCCCATACTCTCTCTAAAGTTGACAAAGGTGAGATAACTAAAACCTTACGAATCTTTCCTATTTCCATGAGGTAGTCGCATGCCCATAAAGCTGATTGAGTTTTACCTGTACCTATTTCATTAAGCACTAAAGCTTTATTATGTATAGTTAAAAATGCTGATGTCATTTTCTGATGGTGGTATGGAGTAAACTCCCCACTCCAATCGTAATAATAAAGTATTGGACTAGGAGCATTCAAACCAACTTTTTTCAAAACCTGAACCGATTCTATGGTATGAGGTGTGACAACAAGTTTGTGGTTGTTGTACGTTAATTCACGGGAATCAGGAATAGTCTCTAAAATTTTATTAGGAAACTTAGGTTTTAATGCTAATGCTTTTGCTTGTTCTACTACTATCATCTATAATCTTCTCTATGTAAGTTTTAACTTGGTTAATAGTTTTGTCATCATACACAACAAAACATTTACCTTTAGCCATTTCAATATCTTTCATACACTTAAGTTGTAAGGCGGTGGGTTTCTTAGTCCTGTCCGCCTTACACTCTACTCCAATAAAGCTACCGCAAACCACAATAACTCTATCAGGTATACCTGACTTACCATATATCCCTGATTGTGGCGAATAAAACCACACTCCAGAGTTTTTCAAGGACTTTAACATGGTGTCAAGTTTATTTTTAATTTTTCCCTCTGGTGTATTAGCCATATTATAGATATTTACAGTGTTGTCAAGTATTAAATTCGTGCATATTCGCAAATATTATTGGCTGGGCAATACCTACATAAACCGCTTGGTCTTGCTGGGAAGTTATTAGATGTATAGGCTTGGTCAATCTTATCTATTTTTGATAAAACATTAGTCCACATTATATTAGTATCAACATGATTAAAGTTCTCGGTATCTATCTTGCCCTCCTTTAACCATACGAAACTAGACTTTACATGTTTTATAGTTGGATAGTGTTTAAATGTTTGTAGAGCAAACAGTTCTAACTGAAAAAAATCTGGTCTTCTTTTACCTGTTTTCCAATCCATTATAATAGCTGTGTCATCTTTGAGGATAAGAACATCTAAGATACTGCGTAACCATGCGTCATTGTCATACCAACCTGTTGGTGTAAGGTTTTCATTGAGGCATAGCTGTTGTTCTAAATACAAGTCAGCATTTTCTGTAAGTTTTTCAATAGTGTTACAAACTTGTTCGTGCTTAATTGATTCTTTAGGTAATGGCTCGGAGAGAGCCAAGCGATTTTCTAGTTGCTTGTGTACTCTCTCTCCATATATAGTAGCCTCGCTCCCCATATCTTTTACATCTTTGTTAATTCTCTGATGTAGATACCTTTTAGGGCATTGTTCAAACATCTTAATAGATGAGTAGCTATGTGTAAGTTTTTCCATTACTTTGGTTGTTGATTCATTCTATTAATTATATCATGTTTTAATAAGTCAATCCTACCTAGCTCACTCATAGTGTCATCTATCTGTGTTGAATGCCTAATATATGAATTCCCTACTCTTAGCAAAACAAAAACATGTGTTACCTCATCATTATCTTCTGCTACTTTTTTTGTTTCATCTAATATTTTTATTACATTTTCTTTTGTTGTCATTTGCAATCTCCATAGTTATTACCTACCCCACTCTCACATGCAACAGGCAAATTGCCTGCCCAGCTAGGCGGAGTAGACATTATTGTCTCAACGTGTTTCTGTGTCTTTGTATAGTTTTTAGCATCAGCCAGTAAAATTAGTTCATCATGTACTTGAAATAAAACTTTGTGTGTTTTCCCTAGTTTTACCATCTGTTCGGATATAACTAACCTTGCTAGTGCTTGTACTATATTCTCAGTCACTTTTCCTCCATAGATTTTAGTCCATTCCTTATCTTCAAGAGTACCATTAAGTTGTAGTTTCTTATAAGTTCTTGAGTTAGAAATGTATTCAAACCCATTATCTGTTCGCCTTAGTTTTGGATATCTAATGCGAAGTCCATTCGGTAATAAGATTCCTCTAGAATCGTATTCCAACATGTCATCATGTATACTGCCTTTCCTATTATGTAGTATCCCACGCAATGCGTAATCACACACTCCCCAGAAAATTACAATCATATGGTTTTTTTGTCTATACAAGTTGACAATTCTTTGTGCCTCATTTATATCAATATCTACTGACATACCACCCTGTCCTAATGCCAAGGTATCTTTAAATTTTACTGCCCCCATTCCATAACCAAGCCCTAATATACAAGTCTTGCCTACAAATCGCTCTAGTTTATCTTCTTTAGTAATTTTTCTACCATAAATCTCACTAGCAAATTCACTGTATACATCTCTACCTTCTTTAAATGCTTGTACTAAATCTTTTTGTCCGCTTATATATGCAACCATTCGAGCCTCAATCTGTGATGAGTCACAGGCAATTAACATTTTGTCTTTTGGTACTGTCAATGCTTTACGAATAGCTCCATTACGAGGTAAGTTCTGTAAATTAAGTTTATCCCCACCACTAAACCTACCTGTATGAGCCCCATAATAATTTAAAAGGATTGGTAATCTACCTCTATCACTTACATTAATTAAGTTTTCAGCTCTTGTCTGTTCAATAGTAGACTTAACATTCAATCTTGCTCCAACAAGTTCTCGTATGATTGGATTATCGTGTTGACTCAGGGACGTAAGCTGTTTGTCTGTTTTTGCAAATGCATAAGTCTCTTTACCTGTTGTGGCGGAAATTTTTTTCGGTGGCTCCACGCCAAGTTTCTTCAAAATTTTTGCGAACATATTATTAGAGGACAAAATTTTTTCCACGCTTTCAGGTGAGGCTCCAATTTTAGTAGCTAAACTGTCAACAAGTTTATGTTTGTCTGACTTTATCTTCTCTGCGTGCCTGCATAAAAGTTTTTTATCAAGTTCAATATGTGGCTCGGTGTACATTCTAATTGTTTGGTCTATAACCTTAAGTTCAGACTTAGGAAAATCTTTAACTAGAATTTTAAAGAGTTTGTAAGTTAGTTCGACATCATTAATACAGTAGTTCGCATAGTCCTCAAGTTCTTTAGGAGTAAAGTCTTTCTCTCTTTTACCTAAAGCATTGATAACTTCAGTTCCTTTTTTCCCTACCTTATATATAGAAGAAAGACTAGCCAACGAGCAACCTACAGTTGCATTGTGGAGTGGTCTAGCCATAGACATAGTATCTAGCCAAAACTTAGGATTAATGTTGTAGTGCCACGAAAGTATAGACCCATCAAAAATTGTGTTGTGTGCAAGTATACAAGAATTACTCATGTCCACTGAAGCCAGAGCATCATGGACATTTTTATACCAACGTGTTGGTGTGTCATTTACCTTAATCGCCATCCCGATAATCTCAAACCTTTCGTCTCTAATGTAAGATTCAGTTGTCATTTTAGATAGAGAGTAGTCCCTATCATAATAGGTTTCAAAATCTATAGTTATTATATCCATGCTACCCCTGTTCTGCTTTCTTAATTAGTATATCTAAATATTGCCTAGCTTTTTTCAAGTCCTCTATCTGCCCTTGTTTCGTTGGGTGTTTGTGTTGCCACCTACAGACATACTTGATTACATTTGATTCACAATAAGGTATTTCATTCTCAACAATAAATGTTATTGGCTCAATCTTATACCTTGTGTAGTGTTCTGGTTTCTCTACCTTGTCATTACTTCTTACTATTGTCATATATTTTCCTCCTCATATGGTTTAAAATAAAATATAATATTGCCCTCTAATGTTGCAACATCATCTGATACTCCAAAGTGTTCCTCCTCGTTGTACCATGCCCAATTAGTATGACCATACTTCCTCCTACAATAATCATCTATTACTTCTGTTATATCACTCATCATCTTTCTCCTTATTAGTTGATGGATAAAACCATAATCTGTACTTGCCATCTTCTGCATATCCATGCTCGTACCATGAACGGTCATCAACCCATTTTTGTCTCGTTTTAATACCCCACCTTTTACAAAAGCTAATAATGTTAGTTGCCTGTCTGCGATTACATACAATGCTGTCTCCGTCATCTAACTCAGTAATCCATTTATACTTATGAATATATCTCGCTGTAGCACTCCCTTTCGTTTTCTTAGATGTAAAAGGTATGTTCTTTTCAATTTTAAACTCACTCATCATCATCTTCCTCCTTTAATTGTAATTCACAATAACATTTACTGTCTGTAATCCAAACAAACGAACACTCCTCTCCTTCATCAACTTGTTCATAATGACTACAAGATTCTGATTCTTTAAAGTCTTGTTCATACGGACACCTCTTTAGTTTATTAACACAAGGATTTTCAATGGTTTTTTCCCATGCATTAAAATCTTCTTTATTGTTAAGGTTTAAAAACTTACTCATCATCTTCCTCTTCTAAAGGGTCATGATAAAATATTATGCTAGGCATTTTATCTCCTAACTTTTTATCTTTGACTTCTTTAAGTTCTTCTTCTGTCAATGTGTCTGCAAATGCCCAATTAGTATGACCATATTCTGCCTCACATATATCATCTATCCGTTCTGTTATATCTCTACTCATCATCTTCCTCCTTTCTATTTATTTTTTCATATGGAATAAGAAATTTTACATGAACATGTCCACCTTGCATTGATGATATAACAAACTCATATGGGCATTTCTTAACCCATTCTAAAAAGCTTTCCATATTTTGTACGTGTGCATTCATAGTTTTTTCTCCCACTCTATTATTTTTTCATACAACTGACTGGCACATTCCTGTCTAGTATAACCTTCTGTATTATCATTTAGTTCTTTCCTCAACCAGCTTTTAATTTTGTCTACCAACAATCTTCTTGCCAGACACATAGATAAAAGCCTAGCTTTATCCATATCTTCCTCTTCCTTATCCTTTACAACAAATGTCATAGTATTACCTCTCTAACTGATTTAAATGTAGCCCATGAACATGTTTTCAAATCATATCCTTGCCCTTTTACCCATTCACTTTCCGTTCCTACAACAATAGATACTTTCCAATAAAGAGTTACCTCTCCATTAGCACAGTCACATACTGCTATGTTTACAGATTGAACATCACTTTCACTTGCCATTTTATTACTCCTTTTCTACGTTGCGTTTATGTTCAGCCATACTATTATCGCTAAACAATTCTATTAATTCATCAGCTTGTTCATCAGTTAGATTATTTGATAATGTTTTCTTTTGGCTATTAAAACCTATGCTTTCAAAAACATTTAAAAATTGTTTAAATGCTGTACTGTATTCATTTAAATAATTTCGTATGTGTTGTGGTTGAATTTCATTCTGCCCTAATTGGCTCTTCATTTGAAAACTATAATTACTCATTTGAAACGAGATATTATACCTCAACAAGTTTAGGTATTGATTACTTAACTTTCCTGATTTCATAACTGATAGAATATATTCAGTTATTTTTGTATCTTCTAAATTTATTTTTCCAGAATGATAATAATAAGAATCTACAGTATCTGTTATTGTTTGTACTTTTTTCCTTATCACTTCTTGTACATCTTCATCTAAAAGTTTAAAACCACCTAGAGATGTCATAGTCAAAAGCATTTTCTTATGAGGTGTAAGTAATGACCTCCATATTTTTCTTTCATCTTCTCTCTCTACTGTCTTTTGTCTTTGCTTTGCATTTAGGTATTCACCTGTCAACAAGTTATACTGTAGCCCATTAAATATATAAGGTAGTTCTTTAAAATCAGTACACCCTTTTGCTATATCCCACATTGTCACTACCGAATAATTATTTGTGCCTAATCGGTAAAGACATACAGGCAAGTAGTTAGGCATACTGTTTACTTGTGCTTGTCCACCAGCGTCTGCCATTGATAACTCCCATGTCAGGATATTTTTATCATCAACAGTAAACATAGGCTGTCTATAATGCATTACTTTTATTTTAGATTTGTCAGTTAATGCATAGAACAATCTAAACCCACTAGGTTTAATCGGTTTACCCTTGTCTTGATTTCTACAATGATTTTCTAATAAGTCTTTTAAATTATTAAACCTTATGTCTGTATAATCTAGATATGCTCTCTGGTACATATCACTTGGGTTATTAAGACCTTGCATAAATGGTTTGTTTAATAAGTTATTATATTGCCATACTTCCATAGTCTACTCTCCATCAATTAGTTTACTAGTTTGCACATGAGCTGTTAGTTCATCAAAGTCTATGGCTGATGTTTCATCAACAACATCTTTAGACTCATATGTATACCTCTCAACAACTCTTTTGTGTCTATCTTTAGCCTCCTCTGGTACTAAATCCCATAACCCCTCCCATTGTTTTAATGCTCTGTTTAGTGTGGTATGTGCATTTAATAACGCCTTTACATTAGAAAGAAACTTATCTCTCTCAGCATATATATCAAATATAGGTTTGTTTAACTCTTTTATTTTATCTCTAAGCCAAATAAATCTTTCATCATTCCAATCTACTTTAGCGTAGCTATCACTCATCAATACATTATATTTTTTATATTCGTCAGTATTACGACTAAGAGGTATAGGTCTTTCTTTAGATAAGTCTAAAGTTATCCCACCATATCCATTCTCTTTAAGTTCACTTGCTAAGTCTGAATATGAATAGCCACTACTATGTTGTTCAGCATTATCAAAACCATTAAAACTAATAGAGTTTTTATACTTTATAAAGTCTTTTGGAATACTAAGAAGTTTATCCTGAAGATGTTCTGGTATGATGGTATCATATATCTTATCACCCCAACCACTTACATCAATAGGATTATTCTTTGCATAAGATTGTATTCTTTTGGTGAATACACGCTCAGCATTATTATTAATATCGTGACATAGACTGTCACTTAGTTTAACTGTAGCCATAATTTTACTCCTTTGGTTATAGTTAATTGTTGTCGTGCATTCTGACTATCTCGCCAAAAGGCACTCTCATGTTGTCATCACTTGTGGTAGATATCCACAGTACAGGGTACTCGGGCTCTTTACCAAAGTCATTACAATACAAGTCAGTAAGAAACACACAAGCCAATGGCTGTATATCTTTCTTATCTAGGTATTCAAATACAGGGCTGAATGCTGTCCCACCTCCACCATGAGGCTTGATTACAACATCATCTCCTTTATTGAATTCATCATAGTGAGATACTTCACTATCAAAGTACACCACATGTAAACGACTTGGTAGTAAGTCTTGCCATATGGTATTTATCTCACTGTTAAATTGGTTTATCTCATCTTGACTAACAGAGCCAGAGCAATCAACAGCCACAGCTATCTCGCCTAGTCCCATGCCTGTAACACTAGGCATATACATTCCTTGGGTAATAAATCTTCTGTTAGGTCTAGCATAAGTTCTATCATCAACACGAAGTTTTTGCATAAACTTAAGTAGTACTTCTTTCCAATCTACTTTAGGTCTAAGTACTTCATTCACTAGTCTCTCAATACCAGAAGTCATCTTACCCATAATCTTAGTAGCATTGGCTGATTGAGCCACTTTAACTTTCCATTGGGCTGATAGTCTGTCCAAGTCAGATTGTGTCTTAGCTTGTTTATCATTGTTGTTACCAATACAATCATCTAATGGCTGTCCCTCGCCACCCATACCTTGCTCATCTTTCGGTGTATCAGGTAGTAAATTGTAAATACCCTCAGTATTTCCTTTACCTTGTTCGTAGATATTCCTATCAAGTAAGCCACCATCTGGCATTTTACCAATACCATCTTCATCTAGCATATGATTGATTACATAGTCACCAGCTTGATTCCACTTGTAGCTATCTCTAGTCTCTAGTCTGAAACAATGTCCTAGCATAGGGTGACACACTTCATGTGCCAAAAGAAACACTAGCTCTTCATCAGTTAGACTATCCACATAATCGGGATTTAGTACAACTACCTCACCATTCGTACCAGCTGTTGGTATACTTGTGTCCCATACTATATCCATACCGAACAGTAGATTACCAACAAAGGGATAGCGAAGTATCAACTGAGTCTTAGCTCTCTTTACTCTTTCATCTCTAGTCATTCATGTATTCCTCCATCTGTTTCAAAATCTCTCTAGACTCTATGGCTTTCTGTCTCCTCAAGTCTAAGTCTAGCCTTAGAGATTCTGGGTTATTGTTCGCCAACTTTGTATCAACTTGTTGTCGTATGTTTTCCAAGTTAACATCATTGGTGATATTCATACGCTTTAGAACATCACATAACTCTTTTAAGTTGTCAATCATAGTATCCCTAAAGATATTCTTATTGTCTGACAGCTTATCAGCTATGTGTTGAACTTTATCGTATAGTCTTTGCCATGCCTCACGCATAGCATTTTCAATAGAACTTTCTACTTTCTCTCCAACTTGTTTGCGTATGTTTTCCAACTCACTACTCGCAATGTCTACTCTGAAATCATCAGAGGGTATAGGTAGCACAGTCATGTCCATACCAAATTTAAGTTTCAGTTCATACTCGGTAGGGTATTCATTAGGGTTATATAAACTACCTAAGTCCCTTTGTGCATTCAACTGCAACTGTGGATATTGGTTTATAAAAGTATCTACTAATCTAAACCATTCAACTTTCATCTCATTAAACCTTTCCATGAATGGCATATAGTTTGCAGTAGGTAATATCATAGTACCATCACTCAACCAAGGTAGAGTGTTCTGGTAAAAGAACTGCCTAACCAATGTAGTATACTTGTGTACATTACCAAGATACTCATTGTTAGGTAGTAATGATTTATGATAAGTACCAGCTGTTGTTATTGCGTTGTTAGTCATAGCAACTTGCTCACTAACCTTTTTATCACGCTTACTCATAGTAGGCTGTGATACATTTAGCTGAACTAACAATGCTCTCTCATCTAGTTTCATAATATTTTCCTCTCTAGTTTATCTACCAGCTTGTGTAAACTTGGCATTCTTAACCATCAACTCTGCATAAGGCTTACCTACTGCAACGAATGGCTCAATACCATGTTTACTCTGTACCATTTTCAGTGCAAGTATGGAATACTCAGCTTTATCATTATCAAACAATCTGTCTAGATACTTGATAAAGTTTTCAGCATACTCATTGGCAATAGTACCAATAGAGGCACATAGGGCACACATAACATCTGGTTTCTCTGGTATTAGTGCTGTACTAGGTGACTTAAGTATTTCTTCAGGTTTAGGTAAGTCTGCATAAGTCTGTAGAAAACCAACAAACTCAGCCCCAGCTCCCTCACCAACTGCCCCCATAATACATTCTTGTAATGTAATATCTACACTACCATCTTTTATGTAGTCATTACTCCACAACTCCATGATAGCTGACACACCCTCAACCCAAGACCTTGGTGTAGGACTTTGCTCTTTTTGTGGGTTAAACATGTGCAGTAAGTCTGGTCTAAATTGTACAAACCCTTGCACAAGAGGGTGAACACCATTTTCTGATGACCAATCTAGCCAATTAGATATGTTAGTATCTAGCTCAATTATAGTCATTCTATTACCCAAGTGTCTTAGCATTGATACAACACCAGACCTATCGGATTGTTTATTACCTGTCATAATAAACATAATGTCTTTCAGTTTATGTCCATGATGAATACCACTTTGTACCATGTTAGCTACAACCTTTTGTATATCGTGACTAGCCTGACCAAAGTCATCTAAACACACAATAACTTGTTGGTCATGCTTACTACCCTCAACAGGTATCCACTCAGGTAACACATACTTGATAGTGCCATCAGGCTGAGGCATAGGTATACCCATATCCTCTACCAACATAGTAGGCATATGTACTTCTACATATTCCACTCCTAGTTTCTTGGCTACATCTCTGACAATGGTAGTCTTACCACCACCTGGAGAGCCTTGTATATAGGTAGTTCGCTTAATAGCAAACAATCTCTCTAATGTAGTCATTAGTTCTTTAGCTTTCATATTTACTCCTATGATTACTAGTTATATCTATACGCCATGTATAGAATTCATTAAGGATAGATAGGTAACTTGCAAGTTATTTACAGGTGTTACGCCACCTATCTATCCCATTACATATGGATAACACCCGATATTTATTGTGGTATCGCCACAGTACTAGTTCTCTTTAGGTCATATGTAATTCATTAAGGATAGATAGCCCCTCTTTGTACATTGGTTTACTATCCGATAGAGTGCATTTAATCTATCTATCCCATGTTAAGGATAGTCTGTTCTGTTTAACAGTGAGCATTAAAGTGTCCGTGAATTACACTACTACTATCCCATTAATACCCAACTTTCTCCCATACCTGTTAGAGTCATTGTTAATAGGAATCCCACATCTAGTTAAGGTATGTTCCCACCTAACAGTATTAATTCTAAGGATAGATAGGAAGTCCCATGGGGCTAGTCTTCCCGACCTATCTATCCCATTAAAGTGACTAGTGCGTAGTCTTTAAACCACCTGAATAATGCACTAGTCACCACCTTGTGCTGTCTTACTGCTACAAGTTAATTCATATAATCTTTCATTACTATCCAATCAATAGCAATCTCAATATCCTCTCTAGGTAATTCAGCCTCATCACAGAGGTGTTCTAAAACCCTTTTACATTGTGTATCTGATAGCTTTTTACCTAAGTAATCCTCTGCTACTCTATTAATATCTTCATAGTCTAGCTCTAATATAACTTTACTAGCCATGCTTACCTCCTTTATTATTAATACCTTTTAAATCTTCTTTATTGCTCACTACTATGTAATTAGACTTGTGTAAAGGTACTACTGTGTGCCTAACCTTACGTGCCTCTACCTCACCACAGTTAAGACAGGTATCATAACCTAGCTTAAACCTACCGATT